ACAGTAATTTTATTGCTTCCTGCTCGTACAGATACCAAATGGTTTCATAATTATTGCATTGAGCATGAGATTGAGTTTTTAAAAGGTAGATTGAAATTTGGTAATGCTACAAACTCAGCACCATTTCCTTCCATGATTGTAAAAATGTTCAACTTGCAGGAAACTTTTTAAAACATTAACATGAACACATTATGGTAGAAATTAAGCAAGAATTAGTAGAAAAAGAAACAACCATAATTGAGTTGCGCCATGAAGGTTATGTGTGGCGTGAGATAGCCGTTATGGTGGACATGAGCATTGCAGGCGTTGTGAAGGCTTACAAGCGCGCTCTTACGCGTCACCCTGTTGCGGCAATAGAAGAACACCGTGAACTGGAATTAGATCGCCTGGATAATCTTCAGCGTACCTACTGGCAACCTGCGGTGGCTGGCAATCTAAGAGCGGCAGATTTTGTTCTACGCGTAATTGATAAGCGCGCAAAGTTACTGGGATTAGATGCACCATTGAAGGTACAAGCAGAGGTGGTTACTTATGACGGATCAGACCTGGACAGAGAAGTTGAACGAGTCGCAAGAATTATTGAAGCCTCAACAATTGGAGACATTGCAACCATCACAGAACTCACGGATCAAGGCGAGCCGTTGGGTATGGAAGAACAAACTGGCGCGGAAGGAACAACTACCGCCTGAAGGTGATTGGAACATTTGGCTTGCAATGGCAGGCCGTGGATTTGGCAAAACAAGATTAGGCGCTGAAGAAATAGCCTGGCAAGCAATCGTTCAACCCGCTACCAGGTGGGCTGTTGTTGCTCCTACATTTTCAGATGCAAGAGATACATGTGCAGAGGGTGAGTCAGGCATTGTTGCCGTCTTACAGCGTTACCAAATGCTTCAGAATTACAACCGTTCTATTGGTGAAATCCTGCTCAAGAACGGTAGCCGCATAAAACTATTTAGCGCAGATAACCCTGAGCGTTTCCGTGGCCCACAACATCATGGCGCTTGGTGTGATGAGTTAGGTGCATGGCGCTATCAAGATGCCTGGGATCAATTGCAATTTGGTTTGCGCCTGGGAAAGAAGCCGCGTGTAATTGTTACTACTACACCGCGTTCTACGGCATTGATCCGCATGCTTGCAGGCCGTACAGATGGCTCAGTAGTTATCACCAGGGGATCTACATTTGATAATGCGGCAAACCTAGCCCCTAGCGCATTGATGGAATTGCAAGCGCGCTACAACGGAACACGATTAGGCCGCCAGGAACTCTATGGAGAAATTCTTGATGATGTTGAAGGCGCATTGTGGACTAGAGGATTGATTGACCGCACACGCATTACAACAGCCCCAACTATGGCGCGGATTGTTGTAAGCGTTGATCCTGCCGTAACTAACAGTGAAAAGTCAGATGAAACAGGAATTGTTGTTGTTGGATCTACCTCAGACGGCCAGGGCTATGTGCTTGGTGATTACTCATTTAGGGGTTCACCGTTGCAGTGGGCTACAAAGGCGGTAGAACTGTTTGACTCATACAAGGCTGATGCTGTTTTGGTGGAAGTAAACCAGGGCGGTGACATGGTGGGCGCAGTGTTAAAGCAAGTACGGCCTACCTTGCCAATTAGAGAAGTGCGAGCGCATGTGGGTAAGAAACTCAGAGCAGAGCCAGTAGCGGCTATGTATGAGCAAGGGCGTATTCACCACATTGGCGAGTTTGCAGAGTTAGAAGATCAAATGTGTACCTGGACAGTAGATGAACCAAACTCACCTGACCGCATTGATGCAATGGTGCAGGGCTTTAGCGATTTGTTAGGAAAGGTTACGGTTAGTAATTACTTTAACGCTATTGCTAATCATTGCCCTAAGTGTGGCTTGCCTATGCCTAAATCATTTACACATTGTTCAGCGTGTAGAACCGCTATGATTGTGACAAATTCTGAGGTGGCACAAGGAGCGTAATGGCTGACAATTACAACACAATAATTGATCAAGGCGCTGACTGGTTTCGCAATTTCTTGTACACACAGCCTGCAACGATTACTAATGCAGTAGGCAACGGCACAACTGTTACATACACCGCAGAAAATGGATTTAGTGCAGGGCAAACTGTTTACATTGAGGGCATCATGCCTAGCCAATACAACTTAGGCAATGTAACGATTGCTTCACGCACCTCAACACAATTTACTGTTACAAACGCGGCTACTGGTTTATACATTCAAGGTGGAGATGCACTAAGCGCAGTGGACATTACTGGCTACACAGCCCGTATGCAGTTGCGCTCGCTACCTAATGACACCGTTGCAGTTTTAACGCTTACAGAGACAAGTGGCATTACAATTGATGGGCCTAGCGGAACTCTTGCAGTTCGCGCAACAGCGGCACAAACAGCGGCAATAATTGCAGGCCCTTATTATTATGATTTAGAGATAACATCACCTACTGGTGTGAAGACACGACTTGTTCAGGGTGAATTAAATGTAAACGCAGAGGTGACAAGATGACATACAACCCAAATAACTTTTTGAATAATCCAAACCCTGTTGGAACTCCAAATGTCATTGTTGTTACACCTGGCCCTATGGGGCAACAAGGCGCTCAAGGTATTCAAGGCATTGCGGGTAACTTCTCTGCTCAAGGAACGCAAGGTACACAAGGTTTACAGGGCGGCGGATTTAACCAGGCACAAGGAACACAGGGTTTACAAGGCCCACAAGGATTAAATGGTGTTCAGGGTACAAATGGTTTGCAAGGCGTACAAGGCGCGCAAGGCACAACAGGTATTCAAGGTGAGACTGGTATTCAAGGTGCATTTGGCGTACAAGGAATTAACGGAACGCAAGGCACAACAGGAGCGCAGGGAACGACTGGTGTTCAGGGTGCAACTGGAACACAGGGCGCAATTGGTACTCAAGGAACTATTGGAGCGCAAGGCGTTCAAGGTACAACTGGTGTACAAGGACACATTGGTACTCAAGGAATTATTGGTAGCCAGGGTGTTGAAGGTGCGCAAGGACCAATTGGCGCGCAGGGAATTATTGGTTCTCAAGGTTTAACAGGTATTCAAGGCAATACTGGTGCAACTGGAAATACAGGAGCGCAAGGAACACAAGGCACAATAGGTTCTCAAGGCTTAACTGGTATTCAAGGTTCTGTTGGTGTGCAAGGAATTCAAGGGGTACAAGGTCATGAAGGTTCTCAAGGCGTAGAGGGAATTCAAGGACATACAGGTGCGCAAGGAACACAAGGAATTCAAGGCCATGATGGTTCTCAAGGTGCAACAGGCACACAGGGTTTAACAGGCATTCAAGGAACTCAAGGTGTGCAGGGTCATGAGGGTGCGCAAGGTTTAGAAGGCATACAAGGCCACACTGGTACACAAGGTTTTGACGGTATTCAGGGCATCATTGGTTTACAAGGTGTTCAGGGTGCTGTTGGAGCGCAAGGTTTTACAGGAACTCAGGGCGCAACTGGTGATCAAGGTGTTCAAGGCGTTGAAGGTTTGCAAGGAACACAAGGAACACAGGGCATACAAGGAATTCAAGGCGTTATTGGTGTTCAAGGTTTACAGGGCGTACAAGGCAACACAGGTACACAAGGAACAACTGGTGCAGGTGGAACTGTTACTTACTACGGCAATTTTTATGACTCATTAGATCAAACAGCATCAGCAAATACTGCAACACCAATGATTTTGCGTGGTGATTTTGGTTCTAATGGAGTTTCTGTTGCAAGTGACGGAACTAATTTAACCCGCATTACTTTTGCACATACAGGAACTTATGATTTGCAATTTTCAGCACAGTTGCATAACAACGGCGGCGGCGGTGCAGGTGAAACCGTACAAATTTGGTTTAGCAAAAATGGCACTTATGTGCCTGACTCCAATACAGCAATTACTGTTGGCACTAACAATCCTTTCACTGTTGCCGCGTGGAATTTCTTAGATGATTATGTAGCAAATGATTACATTCAAATCTATTGGCAAACAGATAACGCAAACATTCTTATAGAACACACTGCCGCGGCTGGTGGAACACCTGCTATTCCGTCAATTATTGCAACTGCAACTCAGGTTGCTTATGCAATTCAAGGCGCAACAGGTGCAACAGGATCTCAGGGTGTTACTGGATTACAGGGAACTACTGGACTTCAGGGAACTGAAGGTGCGCAAGGTACAACAGGCGCGCA